CTCTTGTGCTAAATGGGCTATGTATATTATATCATCAGCATATACTCCCGATGCTTTCTTTCCGTTTGGCATTATTATTTCATAAGTTCCCTTTACTTTATCTAAATCAATTCCCCATGTATTTTTTAGAAACTTTCTGGCTTTTGCTATTTGAAATATTTGTTTTGCTGGTTTGGCTTGTTTTTGTGCTTGGTATCTTAGTCTATCTGGATCAAACTTAAAATCTTTTACACCTGCCTTTTCACCAATAGAAGAAAGTGTGTCCATTTCCATTTGAGATAAATCCATATTGTCTGCCATTGATCCTGTATGATGCTGTAAGTTTATGGCTCTATCAATGGCTTTTATTTTTTCTCTAGTTGTTTTTGCGTTTTGTAATTGGTCATATGTTTCTTGCATATTATTAATTACATCTTTATCAATGCCTCCCCCTTCATACCATTGTTGGTAACCTTCATTTTCTAAAACATCTCTAATAATATCTCTTGTCTCTGAGTTTTTTGCAAGCAATCCATCTATTCCGCCATAAAGCTCTGATAACTCACTGAAATCATATGCCTCTGGTAGGTCATCAGGATTTTGTTCTCTATACATGTCTTCTATTTCATAGTCCTCTAATTCAGAAACTTCTTCATTGCTCAAATTTAACAATGCTATTTTATCCTCTAGCGAAGGTTCTTCTGTTGCTAATTCTTTATTATATTTATCAACAACAGCTTGCCCAATATCAATAGTTTGTTGTCCACCAACGCCACCCATAGTAAACGTTCCATTATATTTTAGCATTGGTTCGCCAAATTCTTCATTTTCGTCTAACACTTGGTCTGCCCAAGTTGTTGGAGATTCTGCGCCATGCGCATCAAGCCAATCCTTTATTGGATATTGTATTTCTTCTTTTATATCATCAGCAAGACTACTTAATTGACCATCAAGCCTTTTTATTCTTGCTTGCTCTGATTTTTTAAAACCACTAGCTTGTTGCTCCATTGCTGTTAGCCTGAGCTCATTGCCATACATAGTTCCTAGCTTGTCAAAAAGAGTTTGTCCATATTTTTTATCACCTTTAAATCGTGGTGATATTAAAAGCTCACCGTCCTTTTCATATCCTTCCATGTAGTCTGGTTGATCTTTACCAATGCCAGTTTTGTCCATTTCTTTAAAAATATTATCTAGTTTTTCATTATATAAACCTTCCTGAAACTGAGGCGCACGACGTTCGCCTTCTGGCATTTCTGGCGTGCGTTGCATCTTTCCTTCAGGAGCTATTGTCTCGCCTTCGTATGGAGTTTCTTTTGTGGCTTCGGTTATTTCTTCTGGTTTAATTAAGCCTTCTTTAGTAAATGCCTGTAAGTCTTTTAATTCTTCTTGCGTACATCCTTTTGTTTTAAGTTTATCTAAAGTCTCTTCTGCAAGTTCTCTTATTTCTTCTTGGGCTTGTTCTGGTACGCCTTGTTCGTCTAGTCTTGCTTTAACGTTTTCAGGTATAACAACGGTTGTACCACCACCTAATATACTCCCGATACCAATACTCATTAAGACATTGTCCATAATGTTTTGATCCATGCCTAAACCATATTTACGTATAATGTTACCCTTGACTTCCTGTGCGCCCTCGGTAGATCCCTCTGTAAGCATATTAACAGCTATTGCAGATAGGCTTCTGCCAACGCCTGGTTTAAGTATTCTATTCAATGATAGTGATTCTAATCCTGCTTCTAACACACCATCAATAGTTGCGTAGTTAATAGCCGTAGTGTCATCTAGTCCCTGTGCTTTTGCGTTTACAAAAGTGTCTCCTGCTGCTTGTAATCCAAATACAGATCCAGCTAGTCCAGGACTCTTAGTTAAGATACCTATAGTTGCAGCTTCGCCAATACTGACTAGCCCAGATCCAGCACCATGAGAGAATCTTGATATTACATCATCACCTGTTGGTTGTAGATCTGTTCTTGTTTGCATATATAATTTATTTTTATCAGCAAGTTTTTTACCTTCTATTTTTAGCCATTCTCCAAACCCTGTTTTTTTAGAGATATATTGAGAAGCAACTTTAAATGGGGCAATTAATGAGCTTGTTTGAGATAAATCATACGCAGTGTATGGTCTATCCATAATAGCCCCAGATAATTGTGCAACATTACCAGCTACTTGTGGTGATGATTTTATGTTTTGAATCATACCTCTTTTAACGTTTTCTGGTATATTTACAATAGAATTAATAGTATTTTCAGCTTTTGATTTATTAGAATCATTAGCAATTCCTCTTGCTATTTCTAGCTGTTCTTCGTACGGCTTTCCTAGTGACTTTTGTTCGTACTGTTGCTTTTGATCTGGCGTAAAACTATTAACAGTTTGGTTAAATTCTATAACGCTTGGTGAATTTCCAGTATACTGAGCGTCTATCTCCCTTATAAAGTCATCTGAATTATATGGCTTTTCTTGGTTTGTTAATGTTACGGCTTCGTCATACGCTTGATCCAGCCCCATCTCTAATACTTTGCTTTGAGTATAAATCTCTTTAGCTTTATCTATGTCCTGTGCGCTAGGTTGTTTTGGCTCTTGTGAAAAGTAATCATCTTCAACAAACGCCTTTTCAGGCTCTTTTGTTTCAGAAAAATAATCATCTTCAGTAAAAGATCCGCTTTGTTTGTTGTTTATATCTTCAGCAAAGTAATCGTCTTCAGTAAATGCCATTAACTACCCCTTTAACTGTTGGTATGCTTTTCTTGCTTCCTCTTTCGATTTATATTTCCCTTTAGGTTGTTTTTGTAACCATGCAATATATCCAGATTCATCAAAAGATTGTGCATTATCTGTAGGAACATATTCTCCTGTTCTTACTTGCTTTTCTCCTTTTTTAACCTCTGGGCCAAATAGTCCAAAATACTTTTTACCTTTTATGTCTTCTTTTTGATATTCTGGTTGCTCACCTTTTAAAGCGCCTTTAACCCTGTCTTGAACATAGTTTTGTTTTGCTTTAACTTCGTCACCACCAGCCTCTTTTACATACTTGTCATATTCTGCATTGTTTGGGTTTTCCCAATCTTCCAAAGCTTCTTCTCTAGTCTTAACCTCTAGCTGGTAATAATCTTTTTCTGTCATCTTGCCTTCTTTACTACCATATTTAGATTTTATCTTAGCCTTACCTTCTGCTGTGCCTAAATCATATTCTTGCTGGAGTTTAAGCTTTTCTTCATAAGACAATTCTGGCTTTTTCTTTTTAGATTTAGCTGCATCCATATCGTCTGTCCAATCAAGGTATCTAGTAATGGCAGATTTTCCTAGTCCCCAGTTATTACGCTTTGTATCTACATAATATCCGTACATTCTAGCTGCATTTTTAACAAGATTGCCAAAATCGTCCATACCAAAAGGGTTCTCTTTTTCCTCTGTTTTACCGCTACTAGTAGTGGTTGTTTGCTTCTCTATTTTCTTAACTGATTTATCAGGATGAGAGGTTGGTGTTCCTTTTTGGCCGCTAGTTACGCTTTTATACTCACTCAAAAAGTCTTCACCTTCCTGTTCGCCCATAACCTTTGGATCTACATTATATTGATATAGGTTTTTTATTGATGATGTTGTTGCCATGTTTTCACCAGGATTAACTGTTATGTTTTGTGTTGATTCTGGTGGCATCCCATTAACAACAGACATGTCATTACCCATGCCATCAGCATAAGCAGGCACGATTGTTTCAGGGCCACGTTCGTTCATTGTCCCTGTTGGTTTGTTAGTACGCATATCATAAATAACTGCTGGCTTACCATCGTTTGGAATACCACCATTATAATATTGTGGCAAATAACCAGTTAAATCAAAGCCACCTCCGCCTTGTGGTGCATATCCACTATCAGGAAGAGCTGGCATATCTCCACCTTGATCTCCGCCCATACCAGCCATTCCCCTCAACGCTTGAACGTTGCTAAGACCGCCCATTAAACTTCCACCTTCGCCAGTGAAACCTAACGCATTTCCAACAGAACTTAGTGCGCCTCCACCTTCTGCTGCAATAACAGGAGCGCCAGCTATTGCTGCTGTAGCACCAGTAATGCCACCAATCAATTCATTTCTTTTCTGTTCATCAGGAATAAGGACCTTTTCAAGCTCTCTTGTCCCAAGATTGCCAGTAAAATTACTCATCCCAGAGCCTAACGCTTCTTGGAATTTCCCTTGACCAAGAAGATTCCCTATTTCTCCTAATTTTTTAAATCCTCCAAAGAGTTCCATATTAAGCCACCTCTACTTTCTGTAGTCTGTTTTTATACCATTTGCCAAACTGCACTGCTGCTTTTTGCCAAACAAATCCTATCATTGCTCTTATTCCTAGTCTTTTATTGTATACAACACTTTTCATATATTCGCTCCAACATAACACTGGTAGCCAAATTAAATATGTAACAATTTTGCTTTTCTTCATAACCTCTACAAAAGGAATAGCCCATCTTAAATAGTTCTCGTGAGTTTCTTTGTCTACATGATATTTAAGATATTTAAGGTCTGCTTTAATATGAGATAATGGCAATAGTCCTTGCCTATATAACTCAGTACATAAAACCTTTTGACTTCTTTTTTGACGGCCTATGTGCATTTGCTCGTTAAACGCATCTTCTTTAAATTGTTGCGCTCTTTCTGCTAAAGATTGAGATCTTTCTTTGTAGTGAAGATCAGTTAACGCTCTTCGCACAGATTCTGCACCAGTTTGCAATAATGGGTTTATTACTTGTCCCTCTATTGTTGGTGCGTTATATCTACCAAAGCCACGTTGAGATAAACTACCTCTGGCTTTTTGTAGTTGAGGCTTCATAAACTGTTGTATACCAGTTAATACCTGTCCCCTTGCCGTTTCTTGATCGAACGGTTGATCTACGTTTTCTCCAAATAATGTTCCTTGTTCTGCCATAATTTCCTCCTTATTGTCTTTTTAATGTTACAAAACCAACTTGTGGACGTTTTATTACTATGTCTTCATTAGATCCTGTACATTCAATTAAAAACTCTATCTCATATCCAATCCCAGAAAACGGGTGTCCTGTTCTAGGAAAGTAAACCTCTTCATAATTTTCTGTATCTGTAAAAGCATAAGACACTTGAGTGCCTGCAACGCCATCTATATACGGTGTTATATATACCGTGCCAGTTCCTTTTGCCCTTATAATAAAGGCTTTAAAAAACTTTCTAACGCCCTCATATCTTTTACCACAACACCATGCGCCAGTTCTTGCCGATGCTGTAATTGCATTGCCATAAAAAGTACCGCCTGTATCAAACTCATATAAATACCCAGAAGTTGATGACGCATAAAACGCACGTCCCTCAACAACAACAAAAGCATTAGCGTTAATATTATCGTAAACAGTCCAGCCATAGCTTACCTTTCTGTCTACATTGGTTCTAGTATCAATAGCTAATATTCTATTGTTTCTGCGTTTTCTTATTTTATATGTACCGTCTGTAACAGCGCCATCTTTGTTTCTGTCTAATACAATCGCTGTGTTGCTTGTTACTGTGGTTATTGTGTACCATGTTGTATCTGTGCCTGTAAACTGTATCTGATCGTATGGTTTAATAGTTCCTCTCCATGCAGTATCAGTTCCTGCCACAGCCGTATCTGCATCAGAAACAGTTACAGTTCCTGTAGAATACCCAAGCTCAATATCATCTTCATCATAAGTTTCTTGTGATGGAACGCTTATTAATAGTGTGTCTTTCCATATAGAGGCAGTAATTAATTCATATCTATTTGGATCAATATCATTTATTTGTTCTATTATTGAGTCGCTAAAAGAAGTCATCCCTAAGTCTGTAAGATTTAACGATCCACCTTTAGATATAAAATAACCTTGCTTAGACATAAAACCAAGCCATCCGTCTTTAGATATAATTGATCTGTGGCTAACACAGCCAACAGGCAACCTCATTTGCTGTGGGATTGTCCACGTTGAAGTGTCTGTTCCGAGTATAAATTCACCGCCTGTTTTAGTAAAAAATATTACAGCATCATTAAAATTATGAATACCTGTATTTGGAGCATTAATCTTGATTAATCCAGGATCATCGCCACCAACTATTCCTGTTGTTTGCCAATCGTTAAGACATTCTTCAGCACTCCAATATATAACATCTTCTGATATTCTTCTTAGAAAATAAGTCGATCCGCTATCTGTTGTTTCGTTAAATTGTTCTGTTAAAGTTATTGATGTGTCGCTTGTTACTTTAGCTATGGTATACCATGTTGATGCTGGGGTTATTGCTGTATAAGCAGCAGCAGCTCCGCCAGCTTCTTCATACTCCTTTGTTAATGTTAAAGATGTATTACTGGCTATTGACGCTACCTGATAATAAACGTCGTCTGTATCGTTTTTTATCCAATCACCAACAGATACATTTGTACTCCAAACAGTAGTTGTTCCTGTTACTGTTTTACTTCCTTTAGTAAAGGCAGCCGTTCCTGTAGTGTATTCTGTTGCATTTGCAATTTGATCTCCAGCTCTAGCATTATCACCCCATTCAGTGTCCGTACCAGAAACAACAAAAGAATTTTGGGTAAATGTTGCTGTTCCTGTAATATAATAATCTGTTGTAGTGCCACCCATAAACAATCTATTTTTAGCAGATATAACATATTCACCAATAGGCGCATTGTCTAAATACCCATCAGTAATAGTGCCTGAACTATCAACATGAAGCCATCTGACTAAGTCCGTACCGTTTGTTATATAAACCCTGTTGTTATGATTAGTAAAAGTATATTGTTTATATTTTGTTAATCCAGTTATTTGTTGCGTTGTAGTATATCCAGCAGCAGCAGTAACATCTATCTTTGTTATATATATACTGTCTGTATCTGCGTCTGTCTTTGTTCCTACATACACCATATACTCAACGCCATCTTGTCCAATATAATTTACGCCATGATTCTGTACATCTGCTAACCCAGAACTAACTAATGTTTGTACTAATAACTTTGGTCTTAGACTCATTGTTTAATCCTCTCAAATATATTTTTTTGTTTAGCAAGATAACATTCTTTTGGGGTTAGTTTTTTTATGTTTGCACCAACATCAAATAATAGCTTTTCAACATTTTCATCTGCTACACTTCCTCTTAATTGCTTATCAGGGAATAGGGCCATGTATTCATTTAGCATCCCAAAAAAGGATCTTGCAAAAGTTTTATTTAAAAGTCGCATATTGACATAAGCAGAGTTTAAATCATTTTGTGGATAATATAAGTGAAAATATCCAACTAACTTACCATCTTTATGTGCACCATAAATTGTATCGCTATAATGTAATGTTTTATATTTTTTAAAGTCTTTTTCTGTTAATTTTTTTAATTCCATTATTTACTCCTATGCGTTTGCTGGATCGCTTGTTGAGCCTGTATAATTACTTCCCTCAATATGTATTCTTCCAACAGAGCCAGCCCCACCATTAACATTATTTGTTCCAGAAGCATCGCTACCATTGTTAACACTAGCACCGCCACCACCACCAGAGCCTGTGTCTGAAAAACCAGAGCCAAGAGATGTACCACCTGCGCCAGAGCTTGCGGTTATTTTATCTGTTCCAATTGCGCCTTCTAGTGTTTCTATGTAGATACATCCACCAGCACCGCCACCACCGCCACCAGAAGAGTTTATTCCCTTGTCTGGTTGTTCTCCGTTTTCTCCGACCTCTCCATTTGATGAAATAATACCGTTAACTGTATTGAAAGTAGCTGCATAAATTCTAATAGCACCACCACCGTTTCCACCGTCTCCCCCAGTTGCATCGGAAGATCCAGTGCCAGCACCGCCACCACCGCCACCACCAGAGCCATATAAATCTGACCATGTGGTTGTTGGGATGTCTGATTCGCCATAAGAAGTGCCACCAACGCCTGCTACGCCACTGTTTCGGTTTCCACCACCGCCACCACCAGAGCCATCGCCTGCGTCAGCTTGAGAAATAGCGGTTGTTCCGCCATCGCCACCAGTAGCCCCCAAAGCGTCCATATCTATTGTTCCATTGTTTGTAAATGTTCCAGTACATCCTATCCATATAATACCGTTTTTATTACTTGTTCCATCTCCATAAGCGGTACTATGTGTTAATGTAGCGCCAGAACTAATAGTAAAGTCTGTTGCTTGGATATAAGCATCATTTTCTGGATCATATGTACCAGAACCATTGTTAAGCCCTTTATTAACACCTCGGTTAGTTGTTACTCCTGTAACGTCATCGTCTTCGTAAATAGCGTCTATATTAACAGTGCCAGAAGTTATTGTAATTGCTCCGTCACTGCCGTCACCATATTGAGCACCTAGCCCAACAGAGCTATAAAAATATCCATCAGGATCAGCAGTTGCTACTACCTGCATACCATAATTAGTAGATACCATATCTGTTATCCATGATGTAGGTAAACTCAATATGTGTTCTGTAGAAGCACCTGACGCTGACACACTAACGCTACTTGAATTATCATATGCTGGTGGGTCTTCACTTGTTTCTGTAAAATCAGCAGTATTTTGATACAGTGTTCCATTATAAACATCTTCAGTAACAGTATATAAATATAGAGAAGCATTTAAAATTGTATTAGCCAATCCACTAAAAAATGCATCAGGAAATTTTAACGCAAGATAATCACGTTTTAAGAAGCTATCGTTTTGAACATCACCATCATCGTCCCAATAACAATCTACTGCGGTGTCATCGTCTGGCTGAGATTCGTTATCAGTAACAACTCCGTTTGTTACAATGCTATTTCCTAAAATCTTTTTAAGTCCACCAAGTTCATCAAAAGTAAAGTTAGATATTTCTTGCAATTCACCAGGCGCTAAGTCGTCTTTAGACTTACGGGTATTTAATGAATTAAACTCATCACTTTTGCCTTGTGGGTACCAATTAAGCGTTTGCCTCATTACAACTCTCCATTAACTGCGTTTAATAAACATGTATTGCACACATCTAAATGTGTATAGCTTTCGTCTATCTCTTGCCTGTTAACAATACATTCTATTTTGTACCACTTAGTGGCTTTCTCTATATTAAAAACAGGGTTACTGTTTTCAATTTCCGCTCCACATATATCACATAATCTTTTTAACATAATTTACTCCTTTACATTGCAAAAAAAGCATACCAATCGGCTTGGTGGACATCTGTTGAAGCTGGCCAGGTTTCTGGGAATGTAGACACGCCAATATCTTTATACCTACTTGTTCCATTAGATGAGTTAAAGGCTACGGAAATGGCTACAGAGGCAAGTTGTGCAACCCAATAATTTGTACCAGCTAATAAAGTTAAAGGACTTGTTAACGCAACACTTTCATCACCCTGATAACTTGGCGACAAAGCATCTGTTTGACCAAGTAATTCGTCTGGCTCTCCATTATTATCAGAATAAATTGCAAATTTTGTTGTACCTGATGCTGCTACTAAAAATGCTCCCATCCTAGATACTGATCCAGAAAGATGACACATACATTTTGTTGCATGTATCCTGTTTGCAGAAAATACCCCAGAAGTATTCGCCGACCAGACAGAAGTATTTAACGAAGTTGGACTTCCTACAGAAATTTCTGTTAAATCACTGTCTTCTCTTCCTTTGCTTAACGCGACATATAGCTTACCTGCTTCTTGATCCACATAAAGATCACCATCAGCTTTATTGTTTTTATTGCCTACTTTTCTAATGGTCATTATAAAGTTCCTCTCCCTACAATTCCTGGTCTTCTAACGCCGATATACTCGCTTCCACTACTTCTATGAGCGGTTAGCATTGGATCGTTAGTGTTGTCTATTCTGTTTAACTCTAGTAAATATTTATTATTCCACATCTCTGATTCTTGATATAGCTCGTTTCTTTCAGATATAAATTTACATGTTAAATATACTGTTGCCACTTGATATTTGTCTGGCAAGTCAGAAGTTGTACTATTGCTACTCATTGTTGCAGGATAATAATAATGTATTATTGACACGTTGCTTGAGCCTGAATAGTCAGGTATTTTATAAAAACCTATTCTATCGTCTTGAATCCAGAAATAAGTTGGGGTTCCTTCTTCTGTAGTTAAATCATCAAACCTGTTTTTTAAGCTATTGTATGTCGCCCAGTTTAAATAATGAACAACACTGTTTGTGTCTGTATATAAAACACAGTTATTGTCATCAAACATTGACATATAATTGCTAGGCAAGTCATATAATTGTGTTCCATCGACACTAGATATGGTTGATGTTTCATATAATATTTTGCATGTTTCTTGTATTTCTCTTTGAGCGTCATTAACGCACTGATTATAAAAAGCTTCACTGTTAGTAACAAAGCTAGTATCGTTCATCCGTTCTGAAGCTCTTGTTTTTATCGATAATAAAGTTGCCATGTATTCCTCCTATTTAATTACCTTTGCTATAGCAAGTGCAAACCCTATTAATGCAGAGCCACCAGCTATCATATTAAAATATTTCTCGTGCCTATCTGTTTTCTTAATTATTCCCTCTCGCCCATTACCAACTAAATAACTTTTTATTATTGCAATGTCTTCAGCTATAGAATCTTGCTTGTCGTCTATTTTTTCTATGACTTCTCTGTATACACACTCTTGTTTTTTCACTCTATTGTCTCCTCTTTGTCAATTATTTGCTTCTTTGTTTGTGTCGTGTTATTGATATTTTCATTTAATTACCCGAATATACGACATAACAGGTGTTGACGTTGGATTCTGTAGGTATTCTATTTCGTTAGCCATTTTATTTTATCCTTTGTATAAATATTATTTATATTTTTTTAGTTTCCTACATACGAAACAGTGAAATTATTCAGCCCGACACTACCAGTTCCGCCATCAGTATGAGGCCGTATAATGTCCCCAGCTTTGAAATAGCGTGTAGTAGTGCACCATATAGAGTCATTATAACTTGCTATCGTTCGACCCGCACAAAGAATATCTTGTGCATTTAATGACGCAGGACCAGTTGACAATTGTGTACTATTTAGTGAAATCCCCCCGTCCTCATAACCAGAGTTCATGCGTGAGTAAAATTCAATACAATATTTACCTGATTTATTAATAGTTATCTCAAGACCCTTTGCATTTGCGCTATAGCCAGAATCATGGTTTTGAGAAAAATAATTTCCACAAAATTCGCGATTATTTGTAAATCGCATAATACACGCATCTGTATCACCATACCCCAAATAAGTATCTAAAACTAATTGACACGTTATACGTTCATCAAGTATTTTCCACTCATCACTCTTGGCCTGTATTTTTAATCTGTCCCCATCTCTCGGTAACTCTATTGTTGTCATACCGTCAATAGTTTCAGCACCTTCACCATCAACGGTTACTGTATTGGCGAACTCTAATATGCAGTTAGTTTCTGTCTTATTGGCATTTGCAGATAATTCAAAAGTAGTGCTATTTGTTATGCTTGCCACTGTAGTTCCTGAATTAACATTGTTTCCATATACGTTCATTCCTGCCGATATTACGCTTGTATCGTCCATTGTGGCTGTTGTACTTCCAGATGTTGTATCACAGGTAGCATCGATAACTCCAGTGTTGTTATGTATTGTTATTACCCTTTTTGTGTTATCTGCTAATGTCGGTAAGGTAATAGTTATATTAGAGCTAGCAGAATTAACATATACTATCCTATATCCATCGTCGTCTAGTATAGTATAGTTTGCAGTAGTTTCTTTTGTGTTATATTCGTTTGATCCACCACCACCAGCGTTATCATCTACATATTTCTTACTTGCAAAGTCTTCATCGTTACTACCCATGTCAGTCGTAGCTGTATATCTAGCCTCTCCGTCAACTTCCAGTTTTGCGCTTGGACTACTTGTCCCAATGCCAACATTGCCATTATTTAAAGCTAAATAAGAATCTCCACCCCCACTTAAGTGATGATTTAGTCCTGCAGTGCCATCACAATTATGTATGTACAGGCCGTTTGCGCCAGAAGTATTTGTTTGTCTCCCTATTTGAATCACACCATTGCTGGTATTGTCTAATGGTCTTGCATCCAAAAGTAACGAAGAAACTCCCGTATTTGCAATATTTTCTACTACTGTTTGAGAATCGGCAGCATTATAAATTCTAAAATAAGAATTTGCATTGTTCCCACTTTCCCTTATTCTTAGTTCGGGATCACCACTACTTTCAATGTGTAATTCTGCTAATGGACTGCTTGTTCCTATTCCTGCATTACCAGCACTATCTATTCTTAATCTTTCAGTAGGAGAGTCCCCGTCACTACCGTCATTAGTTTGAAATATTAAATCGCCTTTTTGATCGTCACTAGTGCCGTCATGAGAGGCTTGTATCTTAGCTAAAGTAGTTTTTTCTCCACCCGATTGACGCCCCTTAAAAGTTATTATTGACTCTCTCCCACCATCTGTGTCTTCTTTTGTTGTATTGCATATAGTCAGCTTTTCACCTTCACCTGAACATAAATCTAACGTACCGTCTGTATCAGAAGATGCTTGAATAAATGTCCCTGCCCCAGTAACACCATCATCAGCAATAATATCATCAAGCTGACTTGTTACCGTTGCATTTGTGTCTGTTAAAAAACTGTATGAAGAACCGCCAGAATCAACAACGTGAATATGGTTATAGAATGATCTAAAATTAACAGTCCCACTTATAAAAGCACCGTAACCAGTACCACTTCCAACAGTAACATGGATTTCATTTCTGTAAAATTCACTTGTCCCTGAACCGCTAAAATAATAACCTGCTCCTATGCCTGTGCCTGCATCATCTAAAGTAATATAGCAATCATTTATATTCGCAACGCCTGTTCCTGCACTCAATGTTACCGCTATAGCTGTGCTTGCCCCTGCACCATCTACATCAATATTAACAAAATCTAAATTGACTGTTGCGCCTGTACCTACACTAATAGCTTGCTTAATCGCACTTGCACCCGCTACGGCGTTGTTATAATCAATAGTACCACGCTTCATATTTAAAGTACCAGCACCAGTTACACTAATACAACCAGGTTGACTTGCTGCTGTCACATTAGAGTTAGTACACTCTACATGACAATCTCTCAATGCTATTGAGCCTGTTGAACCTGTAACAGTAAATATTGCCGAAGTTGCTGCTGTTAATTGCATCTTGATATTAGAAACTCTACAACCTGTATATGCTGCAAAATCACATATATTAGCATCTGCCTGAGTAACTATTTGTTGAGAAGTTGTTCCTGCGCCAACAACACATTGGTTGTTTGCCGTAAATGCTATAGTATCATTTGCATATGTACCAGGATATACTAAGAATAATTCTCCACCACTTGTATTGGCATCTAATGCAGCTTGAATAGTTGCATAATCTCCACCACTTGGCGATACTGTATAAGTTTTCTCTGGTGCTGTAATCTGGGTTAAATCAACATCAGCGTCAGGCATTGTAATTGTTCTTGTTGTACCTGTGGATATATTAGATACATCAAAGTTAGCAATCTTTGTATTATCTGTATTATCATATACCTGGAAGTTAGAGCTATCAAAATATGCTGGTATGTTACCTAATCTGCCCCATGCTGTACCGTTACTATAGTAGAGTCCTGCTGATTTACGGTTAACAAGGTATACTCCTTCACCTGCTAGAGCCACCCATATTTCACCTGAATGGGCCGATGCAGTAGGTAAAGCGGAATAGTTGGCCGCTTGACCACTAACAAAATTATTTGTATTCGCTACTTGTGAGATTCTTGCCATTACTACCCGCCTTCAAGATAATATACTGTGCCTGTTCCAGTTGCTAATACAACATAAACATCTACATTAGCACCAGCATCTATAGATAGCGTTTCACCGTTTTTAACAAGCATCCCATTGAGCCCTGCTTTAGTTACATTACTAGCACCAACATAAGCTGTTTGATCTGAATCATTTCGTATCATTATTGATTTTCTATCAGTTAGCGGGGTATCAGGAATCTTGGCCGCTGTATCAGTTGCCGTTATATTCCCTGCCGATATTCCCTCTCTCATCCCGTATTGCACAATACCAAGTGGTAATACATTTTGTAATTTTTGAGCCACTATAATTCTCCTTTATTTTAGTAACTCCTTTTCTAATCTCTCTATTTCTATTCTACTAAACTAAAAATCCAAACACCATTGCAGTAAATGTATATGTATCTTCTGCACCTGTAGTGGTCGCTGCTGTATCAACGTCAATCTTGACCGTTCCAGCAGCAGCTACGCTAGCATTTAAACTAGCTATGTTAAAATGCCATGTTTCACCAGCAGCATCAAAGTTAGTCAATGTAGTCTCTGCCACAATGTCTTCCCATTCTGCTGTAGTTTTACCAACACTTACATCTGCAACGCCAGTAACATTACTTGCCGCTGTCATTCTTAATATAACCTTAGTTACTATTGCTGTCTTGCCAGTTGGTACGGTATATAGTGTAGTAGCTCCTGTGGATTTACCATCAATACTAGCCGAACCTAACATTACACTCGCTGGTATTGTACTATCAGCAGCTAATGTAACTTTCAGTGGTAATACGTTTTGACTTGCCATTATTTTCTCCTTCTGCCAGTCCCTCTAGGTGGAACTTTGCTTTTTGCGCCATATATCTTTTTATGACGTGCTTTTCTTTGTGCCTCTGTCCTCGGTTTACCTTTTCTCATTATAAGCTCCTTAACTAAAACTTGCTAAATCTATAACAACCTCGTTCTTATTAACTGGAGGCTTTTCATCTGACGTAGCAGTGAATGTTATTTTTTTAGCCAATGTATTTACGCAGTTATCACTCATTTGAATTTCCTGTGTTTATTTCTTCTAACTTGCGACGTTTTCTCTCTTCTTCTCTAAGCATTGTTTCTCTTTCGGCTTCTTCTTTTGCCTTATTTTGTTCTTTTACTTTAAAATCAGCAATGACTTGCTCTCTTTCTTTTTTATATTGTTCAACATGTTTTAAATAGTCTTTAAGAGAATTTTCTTCCCCTGGTCTTAATATGCCACCGTTATCTAATTTTTTACCCTCTAGCCTGTCTATACGGCCCTGTAGTGTTGCAATCCTGCCGTCTAATAAATCTAAATAAGCATCTAAAGGTAGATCATTATTTTTAATTTGAGTGCTAACAGCGTTTCTTAAATCTGCTATCTCTTCTCTTGTGTTGTCTTTTTGTAGGTTTTGATGAGCTTTAATCTTTAACGATGCCGCTAAGTTAAGCTTCTCTATCCTTTGCTTTTTGTTTTTTCTCCCTAGTTGAGAGGTCATTTCATTTATATCCTTTAAACTTATCTTGTTTTCTTTTACCATTTCTATGCTCCTTTTCTTTTTAACCTTCCGTTTTCGTCCCAAACATCAGCATCCGAAAAGCCCCAAACTTTGCCAGGTGTAAATCCTGGATCTTTTTTTTGAGCTTCCTTTCGCTTCTTTTCCCAGTTATGCTTAGTAATATTCTCACTAGCATAGCTATTAGCAGAGTCAGTTTTAACACGCTTCTTAGTGAATTTTTTCTCTTCTTCTTCATTACGCTTATGAACCCTTTCTCTGTTTTTAGCACTTTTTAAATGAGAATAGTCTTGCTTGACTCTTTCGCCAAGATCAACCACTTCTGCATCTGGTGCTACTCTAATATTAGCCATTGTTTCCTTTTGCGTCTTCTGCAACTTTGGCAATTTTTAATTCTTCAATCACTTTATTAAGCTCTTCAATCTCTGCTTTTAGTTCTTCAACACCTTGCGCTCTATTACCAAAAGCCTTCTTTTGCATTAGCAATCCAGCAAGTCTAGCTCTTTTATCAGAAGCTCTTTTAATTGCCTCTAGTGTTGTTTTAGGCTCTTCAACAGGCTTTTGTTCTAATTCTTTAATTCTAGCCCATCTAGCCTCTACTCTTGCGCTATTATTAGCCTCTTCTTGTGCTTTTATTTTAGCTTCTTTGTCTTTTGATACAGTTTCCTTTTTAGGTTTTACAACCTTCTTAGGCGCTACTGTTTTTTTAGCTTTTGGCTTTACTGCTTTTTTTATCTTTTTTTCCGCCATTGTCTAGCTCCTTTTTTTGGTTTTCTAGTTCAATAAAAGCGCCTTGTATTTGTTTCATTTGTTCACTAATACCGTTAGCTTGCTTTTGTAGTTCTTGCAATGCTTTAGCCCCTTTATCAAATTCTCCCTTTAATTCTTCTTGTCTCTTTTCTATATATCCTAAATCCATTTATCTCTCTCCTTCTTTTTTTATTTGAGCGGGGATAGTGTCAATCACGTCCCCGCCCATCAGATATAACGCTATTAAGCGATTATCCCTTTGTTAATCAGGTGTACCGCCAGCAACTATGTCACCGTCAGTATCAATTATAGATACAGTCCAGTTTCCAGCAGCTCCGCCTTTAGTACAAATACACCTTGCTATTTGACCTGCACCGATAGCAATTTCTTCATCACTAGAACAGTCTCCACCATTCATAGTAGTATTTGCTTTGTCACCAGGTTTTGGTCTAATTTCAAAACCAGTAGCACTATTTTCAAACATTAAAATAACGTCACCCAATGCACCTTGTGGTAATGAAATAACTTTATCAGCACTATCAGTAGTAACATCTACAAAAGATGTTCCAGCAGCAACAGCACCAGTTGTTAAACCATCCGCAGTAGCAGTTCTAGCAACAGCACTACATCTTAAACCAGCAGCACAAGTAACTAAACCTGTTAAGGTAGTAGCACCTGCAACTGATAGCCCAGCAGCACCAGCTAAGATCAAATCATCTGCTGACTCATCCCATAACATATAAGCACCATCTGTAGCACCATAAAACTTAACATCAACACCAGTATCATTGACACCAGTTGTTACAGTTCCAGTGAATGTAGTAGCACCTGCAACGGTCAAACCAGCCGCTCCAACCAATTTAAGGTCGTCTGCCGATTCGTCCCATAAACAATATGCTCCGTCAGTTGCACCATAAAACTTAACATCGTGGCCAGTATCATTAACACCAACTGTTAATGTTCCAGTCATTGAAGTGTTACCACCAACAGATAAAGTTTCATCAAATACAACTGCACCTGCATCAACTTTTAATGCTTCAACATTAGTACCAGTAGCATTAATGTTTACTGCATAAGTACCTACGTTACTTGCTCCAGTAGAAGCTTCAACGTAAAGTAAGTTTGATGCTGCATTATGTGATCCTGTAGAAACAATTCTTACTAGGTCTGCATTAGCACCTAAGTTACCAGTGTGTGCTATATCAATAGCAGCACCTTCACTAGCCGTTCCAGTAGCAGCACTACCAATAGATAATGCCATACCAGCTACGTTAGTACCCATGTTAATATCTATACCGTTGCCAGTTGCAGCAGCAGTACCATAAGTAATATCTAACGCATTTCCTGTGTGAACAGTATCAACATTAATATCAATTATTGCACCAGAACCAATGTTGTCAACATCAATCTCAAGAGCACTAATGTTTCCGTCACCGTCTAACTTAAGACCTACAAGATCTTCAGTTCTAGTTCCAGCACCAGCATCAACATAAATACCGTAACCTGCTAAGTTAGCGTCACAGTCAATATCAATGATATTTCCTGTAGCAGCAGCTGTATTACAGCTTAATTCAAGTATATTACCAGTATAAATACCAGTAGTAGCAACTTTAATCAATCCTGCATTGCCAGTAGAAGCGTCTGCAATATCGATAAGAGAATCAGTTCTTGCGCCAGCAGCAGCTAATACAATAGCTCCACCAGCAATATTAGTTCCCATATCAATACTAATAGCATCACCAGTTGCAGCTGCCGTACCGTAAACAACGCTTAATGCGTTTCCAGTATGGATAGCGTCAACAGCAATGTCAATTAAGTTACCTGATCCTGTATTTGTTGCGTCAATATCTAATACAGATACATCGCCGTCACCATCAAATTTAACATCAATTAAATCAACAGTTCTTGTCGCTGCACCAGCATCAAAATAAATACCACCATAAGCAACGCCAGCGTTAAAGTCTACGTTAAGAACGTATCCAGTTGTAGCCGCTGCACCTAAAGCAACATCAAATATAGAACCTGTATAAATACTAGATACATCAATATCAAACGCACTAGAAGCCGCTGCCCCAGTTTGTGAGATATTAATATCAAATATAGTACCACCAGCAGCAGAATCAAAAGTTCCGTCTAAACCAATAACGTTAAGAGCAGCCGTTCTTGCACCGCCACCAGCGTCAATGGTTAATGCTGTAGCCCCAACACCTGCGTCTAAATCAATATTGATCGCGTCACCTGTGTTAGTGCTTGATTTGGTAATCTCAAGCGTGTTTGTAGAACCAGTTGAAGGATCAGTCAAAGCAATTGCTCCACCGTCAACCGTAACTGCACTACCTACATCATAAGCAATATCTAACGAATTAGAACCACTTGTTGATGTTAAAGGTACAGTATATTCAGTACCATTGGTATTATAGTGAATACCGTCACTTTCCATCCATAGTGAACCGTATGTTCCACCAGCGGTTACTAAAGATGAATATGCGCGTCCCTGAGAATCAATATTCCCAGAAGGCTCACTTGTTTCAAGCTTCATTAATAAACCGTTACCACCGTTATCGCCAGTACCGATTTGAAGCCCGTTTTGAAAACTTGTTAATCTTTTAGCCATTTTAGTTTACCTTTCTTTTTACTCGCCAAAGGAATCGAACCTTTGCTTAACCGACCAGGACTTTCACTAGCCCCGAAGGGCTAGCTACGAAAATTCAATCTATGCAGCTCCAGTAGAACCGATTACACCTTGCCAGTCAGTATGACCGTAAGAAAATCTTTCACGAGCTTTCATTAAGTAGTTTCCAGAGTATACGTCTCTATCGTTATAGAATTGAGGTTTAACTCTCCAGAAAAATTTACCTCTTGCTTCACATGTAGGATCAATTAAGAACCATGCAGTAGAAGAAGATAGGTATGGGTCAACAACAATTTTAGTAATTTCATTTTTGTATACGTTGATTGCGTTGTTTGCATTGCTAGGAGTTTTATCAGATCCTTTTAGCTCTTCAGCTTCTCTACGAAGTGCAGGTGGCACAACAAGAGTAGTAAAGTTAGTAGGGATAATGATGTTAGCTTCGTTAACAATGTTATCAGCTAGAACATAAGCTTCTTCTAAACCATCAGCACTAAGTGCAGTAGTTAAAGCGTTAGAACCAGTTGATGCGCTATTAATCAAGTTGTGGTCAGTAACACAAAGGTAAGAACCATCTGCACCTGTACCACTTGAAAATGCATTATTAAGAACGTCTGCACCGTTATTCTCTTTAGCAGAATATCCGCCACGAGCCATTTCTTTTGCAGTCTTCATAATTTGTGGCCATTGGTTGTCTTCCATCAACTCTTCTGAAAGGTCATAAGCCTCTGCATAAGTAGTATGTGTGTAAGCAACTTCTGTACCTTGAGCATAGTCACCGAATGTATATTCAGCAGCTTCACTCTTAGAACTCCATTCTCCACGTCCGCCAACTGTATTTTCAGTTTCAGCAGATTTTGTAGAGTTTTCCACGATTAGAAAGTTATCTAATAGAGGTGGAAGCATTTTAAATTGGTCGTAAAATACTTTCCTGATTTCAGGAAAGTTTTTCATTAATGATGCAAACGATGACCTAACGTTTGCGCTTGAACTTGTATAACTAATTGCCATTTTATTTTCTCCTTATAGTGTTTTTAAACTATTGAGTACCCTTTCATTAACTTATATTCCTGTTTGCATAGATCGTCTAACTCTTTATCAGTTAGTCTACGCTTTGATATATCTGAAACTTTGCCTCTCTTCTCTTTGACAAAGTCTTTAAACATTGGCATATTTGCATATTTATACTTACTACTAAATCCATTACCGCCCTTTGTCTTAGTTGCATCGCCTTTTTTGTGGCTTGTAGGCTTGATCTTAACGCCCTGTTTCTTCATGTTCTTAACCTTTTTAGCGTCGTCTAATAGATCTAGGTTTTCTAAATGCTCTCTGTATAACGAATAAAGTGATCTCTCACCTGTTGTCCATGATAGATACCGAAGTCTTTTAGAAGCTACGAATTGTTCAAACCCGTTATCTACTGCTTCTGGAAAGTCTTTTAAGAAAGCATCCTGCGCTTTTAAAGCAACTTTACGCATTTTGGACTGTAACATCTCCGCTTTCTTCTTATTGCGAGCCATGTCTCTTTTATAGACAGCTAACTCTGCACGATATTCCGCCATGTCCTCTTCGTCTACTTCGCCATATTCATCCTTGACAGGCTTTTTTGGTGGCTCTAAGTCATCCAAGTATTCAAACTCTTCGCTTAGACTCTCCAACGCCTTTGCCGATTCTTGATAAGCTTTATTTGAAAGTTCTTTCCCACGAAGGGCACTCACGTTAATTTGTTTTTGTTTTGTATCAGACTCTTCAACCTCGTCTTCTGCATCTTCTACATCTTCGTCTATGTCGTCATCAATTTCGTCAATATCTTCGTCGTCATCAATGTCATCATCAGATTCGTCTATATCATCAGCATCTTTTTTAGACTTAGTTTCTTTATCCTCTACATAACTGTCCTTTTCTTCGCTCTCTGCCATTCCTTCATCTAAATAATCCAATCCTTCCATTTCAGCGTCAGGCAATTCGCCTACAATAACGCTATCGTCTTTTTCTATCATGCTATGCTCCTTTTCTTATTTCTAACTCTTGTATCAACTCTTTTAACAGTTGACCCTTTCCTTTTTCTAACATAGAACTTATGCCGTCTGGCTGATCTATGTTCGTGTAAGCAACACCTTGAAGCTTTGCCTCAAGATATTTCTTATACGGCTGTAGTTGCTCCTTGTGGAGCTGCACCCATTCCCTGCTCACCTTGCATTCCTTCCTGCATTTCCATCATCGTATCGTTAATGATCTTTAATGCCGCTTGATCGCCTACTTCATTTAACTTATTCATAACTTGCTCAACGCCAGCACTCATCATCTCTGCTTCCATAGAAACAGCTTGTAATTCCTTTTGAGTGTCAATAAGCTCTTGTGTTACATTTACATTTGGGAACAGTTTGTCTAGGTCTGTAATGCCTAAGCTTCTCGCTATCTCTTCTGTAAGATATTTATAGTCTGTACGGCGTAATAACGCTTGTCCAAATTCAGGATTAACGCCCATAACGCCACCCATGATTTGCATAAACCTTTGGATCTTTCCTATTTGTTTTTCAGATTCTAGGATTCTTTTAGCAGCTACAAATACTATATCAACGTCTCTTAGTATGTTAGGGAATTGAACCATCTTAACTTGTCCATCAACATCAACATAAGTATAATCTTCCTCGTCTAATATCTTTGGTATATCTTCTTTAGGATCTATTTTGTCTTGGAAGTTTGCATAACACATTTCAGCATATCGCTTAAAAAATTGATCCTCAAAGTCTTCAATGTAATTGTTTATTCTTGCGTTACCTTCTGAGATAGTAGCTTCAATCCCAGCAGCTGTTTTGTCTACTTGTGAATCTGTTGGCATACCAGATAATAACTGTACTGCGCCTGAGCCTGTTTGCATTGCACGATCTAACTCTTGTGTAATGTCTAATCCTGTAGAACTAGGAAACGATCCTCTAATATCGCCCCATGACAATATAGGCTTTCCTTTGCTTGCTAACATAGCAGATAATCCAGTAACAGCTTTATATTCGCCTGGTACTAGGTTATCAAAGTCAGGAAGGCTTGTAGCGTCTTTAAATCCACCGCCTTTAATCTCAAACGTAGATAGATCAAATACTTGGTTAAATCTAGTACACTTAGCAATGTATGGCGCATATAGTTCATCACCAGCACCAATACCATAAAACCCATCAGTCTTAATATGTTGTCCTGAAATAAAAGGATAGCGCTCTTCTTGGATGTCTTTAATGCCTAATACCTTGCCATCTCTATTGTGGATGGCTTCGTACATCTTTCTGTCATCGTCATCTTCACCCCACCAGAAATAACCATAAAACAAGTCATATACTCTTACTTCGTCTTCTATCTCACTATCGTTAGCTTTTTGATCTTCTGCATCTTCTACGTCGCTATCAAGCTCGTTTTCGTTATTATGTTCTTTAACATACTCGGCCATGCCGTCTTCAATGTCGCCATTCTCTTCCATGTCTAATAGGTCTTGATATGTAACTTCTCTTGATATAAATATTGCTGGTTGATCTTGGATGTCTTTTATTCTTGGGTGTACGTATGCTTTTTTAAGATTGATATATTGTAAGTCTGTAAATTTCTTTTCTCTTACTTCATAACCAACATAAGGCTCTGTCTTTTGAATAACACCGTCTATCTCTATTGGATTACCTTGCTTATCAACCATGATGTCAGTTAATACTTTTGTTCTTACATCCTCTTCTGTATATGGTGCGTAAGCAATCCATGTGCCATAAAGATATTTGTCTAGTAACATTCTTGATGTTTCTGATCTAAGCTCAACGCAATCAAAGTTATATTTAACTAATTTTTTAGCTAGGCTTGCGTCTTCTTCTGTTGAACGTTTGCGTGATTTGGTTTCAAATAATTCAGCACCAGAGAAAAATGTATTCATCTCTCTAACACGTAGTGTTTCTATTTTGTCGTGGAAGTCAGGCAGTACAATATTTGACCAGCCTTGATACTCTGTAGCAGAGCGATCGTTTCTTGCTCGCATACTGTAACAACGGTCATATTCTACCCATCGATCTGTAAATGTTGAAAAGAAATAATACTGGTCAGCTATGTTTCGTAAGTCAATATAGCTTTGTAATGTTGTTTGTAAAAAGGACTCAATGTCCGTACGGGTGCTATCATCTAAGTTAATTAATTCAGCCAAAGAAATTCCCCTATAGTTATTTTCTTTTCTTTGGCCTAGTTCATTAACATATTATATTAATAATATATAAATGTCAACTAAAATTTAGATAAATACCAATAACATATTTTATTATTATTATGATAAATAGCAACAATATCGTTTGGATTATCATAGTCCAATACGTCTTCTGTCACATTCATTGTTATAACTTCTCCTAGCACTCCGCCTGCATTTTGACTGACAACAACATTAACACAATTATTAAGATTACCATTTAAGGTCGTAGTAACTTCAGATCCTCTAACCTTAATTGTCACCTGTTGTGGTGTCATTCCATTTGGTGTGTATAAAATAATAGTGTCTGGTAATGGGTATCTGTTATAAAGTATTTGGTCTATATCTGCTGTTCTGTGATCTGAAAATACAATAGAGTCTGTTGATTGGTTGTGTGTATATGGTCTTGTGATTGGCGTCTCTTCTTCTACTGGGGCTACGTATGCTGCGCTTCTTGATCCTGTCTCTTCTGCTACTTGTTCACAGCCAAATAATGCAAATAGCATAAATGCTATAACTAGCTTTTTCATGTCTCACCTCCTTCATTCCTTCGTCCTATTTCTTATATCGTTATATATCCCACTTTTCTTGCATTTTATACATCGATATTTTCTGTTGTATTATACCATATCAATATGCAACAACTCCACCAGTATTTACGTTGTTGTTCTCTGGTTTAATATAAGGATTATTCCCGTGATAGTCTACGCCTAGTCTGTCTTCCCACATTTCATAATCGTCATCAAACACATCTTTTTTCTTTAGCCCGTCTATGGTCATGTTAACTCTTGGTTCTGCTTCCATGCGATAACATTCGTCCTCAAGGGCGTAGCGTGTCGCATCTAGGCAATTTGATACAAGTATTCCATTTGCGTAGAATAAAGGACAGTCTTTAATTGTTAGATTATATACGTCTCTTTTGATGTATAAGTTTTCCCCTACAAGAAAATGAACATGTTTTAACCTTTGAATATTTGTCAGTCTTAAATGGTTCGTTGCAGATAACACAGCGTCTTTCAATGTCATCAACCTTTGAATCACGCCTATGCTTCGACTTACAAGCATTTGAACAATAGATCGCTTTCTTTGTGCGTGTATAGAATTGTTTTCCACATTGTTTGCATGTATGCTCGAAGTCAAGCCCTTTCCCCTCCCATGCTTTAACGCCGTGATCTCTATGCCATTCTCTGCCCTCTTCGCTTGCGTGCCATTCTTTTGTAAGTGGTCTAATCTTATCAAGATTCTGCTTAACAAACTCTTTGTTGTCTTTGTGGTATTGTTTGGCATGCATCGAAATATGTTTCTTTTTACAAATACACTCAAGGTTATCAATGGCGTTATTAGTTTTATTATAATCCTTGTGGTGTATTGCATAGTCTTTAGGAATAGTCCCGTTATAGCTCTCCCACACCTCCAGATGTAATGCTTTATGTTTTCCGTTATATCTACAAGTAGAGATATAATATCTGCCATTAAAATAATACTTCTCGCCATTAAATATAATATGTTTCTTTTCTTGCATGTATCTATTATATCACCGTATCGCATAGAGTCAATCTTAATCATTCTCCCTTTTGAATATATCTTATGGCTTGCTGTTGAGAATAACTCAACCCCATTTGAATATAGGGATCTATATATCTCTCTAGTCCCTGTCTTGCCACAATTAATAAGTGGCTTATATCCTATTGGCGTAAGTATTTTGTCGTCAATGGTTATTTTATCTATACGCTTTACTCCATTATCAGTTTCAACTAGCGTACTGCCAATAAAACAGTGATTGTCTTTATCAACGGGCACTGGCATAGCGTTGCCGTCTTTATCCTCTTTGTATTGGTATGTTTGTATCTCGTTAACATAGTCCTGACATCTTGGGTGTATGATGATCTCTAGTGACTGCAAAAACTTAATACCGTACTCTATTGATCCTTTGCCTTTCTTTGCGCCAAAAGCATTTAATCCTAGCTGTTGCCATTCTGCTACTGATTTGGGTTCTGCGCTATCGCACTTAACTATCTCTATCCCTATCTTCTCTTTGACCATCTTAGCAGAGTCTTTGTTGAGTAGGTTCTTTTGGTATATCGTGTCACAGACATATAGCTTTCTTTGGTTCATGTTTAAGTGTAAGCGCACAAAAGCGAATGGATCGCTACTAAATCCCCAGTCAACACCGTTGTGGTATCTGTCAAAAGAGTCTGGATCAAACTTCTCTATCTTCCAATTCTTAAATATAATATGGCCAAGTATTCCCCAATTACCTAGAGTATATACCTCATACCAGTATCTATCCTTCTCGTTCTCTAGTGCTGCACAATCTTCTGGCTCTAAGAACTCATTATCTTTGTATGTTGTCTTTAGTATTGATAGATTCTCTGTCTCTGCATAGTTTTCTGCTTCATTCCATAGCCCTTTAAAATACTCTGTATATATCCAGTGAGACTTTAATATCGGGTTAAATGAGATAGTTAGCCTCTTTTTAAATTTTGATCTACCTCTAAGTCTTTTCTTTAGCTGTTTAATATCGTCTAGTTCTGCTTCTGTAGCTTCCTCTACCCATATATCAGTGATAACACCTTTAGCTGGTGTAATAGATTTAACCTTCTCTACGTCGTCTAGGCCAGCAAATAGTATCTGTGAGCCTGTTAGCTCGCATGTAATAACCATCTCTGACTTGTTTATGCTGAAATAGTCCTGTAGCTTAAACTTATATATTGACTTCTTTATCTCGTTAAATGTTGACTTCCTGAGTGTGTTGCCTGTCTTACGGCAGATTAAATAGTTTCTACCCCTTAATACGTCTAATACTGTTCTGTCTGAGAGAAACACTGACTTACCAGAAGATGATCCGCCAAAATATATCTGTTCTCTATGCGTATTGTCTATATGCCTAACGTATACTTTGTTAAAGACTCCTTCTGTCTTTATATCAATCTGTAATTGATTTACCATCTATGCTTAATACTACGTTAGCTTGCTTCTGTTTGTTATCCTTTTCATATCTGCCCTGTAGTTTATTGTATATGTCTATAGCTCTGAGCTTAGTTGATAGGTCTGCTGACTGATTAATAACAAAAGAGTGTTGAGCATCTACTGATTCATCGTTATATCCTTGTTTATTCAGTAGGTCTCTCCCAGCCTCGTATATCTTAGGCGTTCTTAGTAGTTCATATGCCTTAACTCCTGCAAAATTATAGTTAATTGTACCGTTTTTAGTTTGAAACTCTCCTTCACCAAAGGCAGATAGTATAGATTGAGTGCCGTTTCCGAAGGTGTCGCTGCTTTGTGTATAGTAATACTCTACAAAGAGAGCTTCGTTATCTGTTAGTTGTTTAGTTAGTAGAGGGCTTTTAGGCATTAGCTGCACTCTCCAGTATTTCTTCTATCGCTGCCTGTTCTGCTATGTGTCTAAACTCACCGCACCAGTCTCCTAGGATTTTAGGTTCATTCTTTGGTAGTCTTCTACAATAGCCGTTGTATGTTTGCATCTTGTGAGGCATGAAGTATATACAGTCTTTACATTTATCCATTAATAATCTCCTTAATATAGTCCACAAAATTTACTTGTTTGTTATATACAGCGTCTAGAATCTCTTGAGCTGTTTCTTTTCTTATTCTATCTACTATTTCATCAAATTCATTATCCATTACTTTTTCCCTTGACTAGCTTTAATCGCCTTTAGTCGTTTAATTGCTTTAGCTTTTGTTTTGCTTATACCAGGAGTGTTAGCTATTTTATATCCACCTTTTACTTTTCTTATTGGTGACATGTTATGCGCCTATAGATAGTTTAAATTGGTTGTAGTTAAATGCTGTTATGTCTGATACTTTGTCTTCTAAAATGGCTAATAGTTTGTTTGCTTTTAGCAATACTTCTTCGTATTCATTTAATATTTTTGGAGTTGTTAGGTTGTTGTACATTATTTATGCTCCTGCTTAATAAATCCAGTGTCTTTATCGCATCTACTACAGTACACCTTTTCTGGTTCTTCTAAGTTTACATATCTTTCTTCTTCAAAACCACAGTGCTGGCAATTAACGTTTGTTATTATTGCAACTCTGCCACTAGGCATTAGTTGTTTCCTTTAACTTTTCTTCTAACTTTTTTCGCTCTTCAAATCTTATATAAATATCTTCTAGGTCATTATGCCTACATACTACTCTTAATATATTTACTATTGAATCTTTTATAATGTGCTGTCTTCCGAGAAGTATTGATACTTGAGATGGTTCAACATAACAGTTAATCTTTAACAACCCTTCTGCGTTTTTAGGTTCAACCACTGAAGTGTCGTCACCATTTAATATTCCCTGTACTATTTCTGTGAATAAATCTACCGCTGCCATCTTTGTCTTGTGTCTTATTTCCATTGTCCCCTCCACTTATTCTATTTCATAGCAACGTTATTATATATTATATTGTTATAAATTACTAGTCTTTATAATATTTTTCTTGTGCAATAACATAATTAATTTCTTTACAAGCTCTTATTACTTTAGCAATGTATTTAGGTTGGTATTCAGGATCTAGCATCTTCTCCCATTCTGCATCTGCTTCTCTTTGCCACTTAATATCGTTAGTTATCTTTATGTTAATACAAAGAGCTATTGTTATTAGTATTGCTATAACTATAAACTCTTTATTCATTCTTTACTCTCCTTGTTTTGTTGGATTATTTCTTTGATATAATTAACAACATCTCTACAACTTCCATTTTCTCCTTTTGAAATTATGGCAATTCTATTTTCTTCCCATATTTTCTCAACTGTTTCAGCTACTTCAACTCTAGCCTCTCTCTGCTTTTGCTCTACAAAATCGGCTATATTTCTTATATCGTCAGCTTTATCACAACACCCTGCACAACCAAAAACAACATCTTCTTTTATCTCATCTATTATCTCTTGTCTATTCATTTGTTTAGCTCCTGTAGTTTATTGTCTACCCACTCCCCAAATTCTTCATTATCAAAGTTTAAATATTCATCAAAACATTCTTCAAGTAGCTTGCGTTGTTCGGCTATGTGCCAATCTGCTGTTGCTTCCAATGGGTCTCCACCAGTCATTGCACACCTTTCGGCTATTCCGAATATTTTATTAGCTATCTCTTGTCGCTTATTAGTCATTTGTGGTCTCCTTGATGTCTTCATCTAAAATTAGCTTTAATGCAGATATTATTCCTTCTAGTTTCCCTATTCCAAAATTAATTGTTTTTTTATCAGACAAGCTAACTATTGCACTTTCTATTTTTTCTATTAATACATCTTTGTCTATATATATCATTACTACTCCTTTTCTAAATCTTTAATCTTATCTCGCATCGTTTTTATTTGATCGTTCATATTGTTTATGGAATAGCTTATTCCATCAATAACTAGCTGGTAGTGGTGACGCATATTTAATAACTTAGCAATCGCTACCTCTTTAATCAATATTGCTGTCTCTAGCTCTTCTTTTTCATGCAATAAATCTTCTAAATTGTGAATTTGTGTCAGGCATCTTGACGCATAGTGTTTTGTTTTGTTATAAACAATGTGATATATCTTGTAATATTCTCTTTCGTGGCTAAGTATCTTTAAACACATTTCATATACTTGGTTATAAATGCTTATCTTTTCTATTATTGTTAATTGTGAACCTTCTAATTGTCCAGCCATAAAGTTGCGGTATTGTTTAAACTCTTTGAGTCTTTGTGATTTTTCTTTGTGATTGCCGTTTCTGTAGGCGTCCTCTAGTCTCATAACAGAGTTATAAACAAGGGCTACTAATCCTTTGCACTCAAGAAAAATATCTGGCATTGGTATTACTTTAGTTATCATGGCTTTACTCCTTATTGGCTTCGATTATTTTATCTAAATAATCTTTTAATTCTTCCCATAAATACCAATCTTCATTTGGCGCACCTATAACATCTTTTGTAATTGCCTCTGCTACCTCTCGCCTTGCTTGTCTTTCTCGTTTTTCGATGTAGTCTGATAAATTTCCATAAATGTTTGGTTTATAGCATTTTCCGCATAAATTGAAATGATTTTTTAAATATTTTATTGTATCTTCTCTACTCATTACTATCTCCCTTGCTTTTATTTAGTATACATTCACTTGCTCAATGTCTACTAACTTGCGTTTTTGTAGACATTGGTGGCTAGAGGGGAAGTTTCACAGAGGCGTAATCGCTTGATTCACTTGTCGGGTTTAAACCTAGGAGCCTATCCCTACTCTAGCCGTGCTACACACAGGCTATCCTAGTTGTAGCTTGTTATTGTGGCAGTTGGTCTGCAATATCTGTATGCGATTAACGGCTTACAAACGTATTTATCAGGGTACCACCCCCACACAATAACAAATTATCAAAGTTCTATTTATACAAATTCTCCATTGCGTTCAAAAACTCTAGCATATCAAATAGCTTATCTTGCTCTTTTCTATTCTCTGGTATTTGTAGTTTCCAGTTTATTTCTTTTTTCTTTTCAGCTATTGCTTTTATCATCTTGTACCTCTTTTAAAATGCTTTTTACAGTGGTTGTTTTTTCACAATGGTTACAATACCATCTGTGGAACTGTCCATCCTTAACTATTTTTAAGTCTTCTCCACCGCATTTATCGCAAATATAATGTTCTATCTTCATGCTTTTACCAACTTATATTTATCAAATACTATTGTCCTTGATTTGCTTGTTGGTTTAAACTTAACTGTTTTCCTAGCAAACTTATATCCTGCTGGTGTGTTTTCTCTTATCTCTCTTGCACGCCTATCTGCATGTGCTGAATAAATAATATCGCACATCTCTCTGTTGCTTAACCATCTTTTCTTTAACTCTCTAGTTAGTATCTCTTTTTTACTTATCATTTTTAACCCCCTTTAATTCTTCTAACTGGTCAATAAATAGACTTGCTTGTTCTTTTGTTAGAGTGGTTATAGATATGTCCTCAGAGCCAAGTAGTTTCGTTTTAAGGCGTTTCTTTGTATCTTCTAAGGCATAACCGTACTTTGTGGCTAGCTCGCCGTAGAGGATGTTTATTTTCGCCTTTTGCTCGTTTGACGCTGTTGATAACTGATTAATGGCTGTTGCCCCGTCAATATTCATTTCAACTTTTAATGGCTTCTTTAAGAAGTTGGTTATCTGTTGCATAACTCGACTAGCGTCTGTCTCTGGTAGATCAAACTCTAGCCTTACAGCACCAGTAGCCATATTTTTAAATCTTATTAGCTCAGCATTAAATAACATTTATTTACTCCTTAAAATGGCACAGAATTTGGGTAATCATTGTGATCTGCTAAAGTTCATGTACGCTTTTTGTTTGGGTCTGGCTTCCAACGATTAATGCTTATATAATGCGTTTTATTCCATTGATATGGTTCTGCCTTTTTTCCTATTGTTATATTAACGTATCGTTTACCGTTCTTTTGTGATGCTGTTATGTCTTGTTCTGGTATGTCATCTATACATATGCTACCGTTAATATACTTCTCGTTTGTTTGTTTCGCTGATCCTATAAATACTGGTTTTTCTTGTTCTATCATTTCTTTCTCCTTAATTTTTGCTAAATTTAAAATTAACTTCTGTATCTATCTTTAAGCTATATTTAAAAATATGCTCTGGTGGTTTAATGTGCTGTATCTCTTTAGCTATCTTTACATTATCCATTATTATTCTCCTGTTGAGCATAGTATGCTTTCTTTTGTTCTTCTGGCGTTCTGCCTTTTGGTTTCTTAAAGCTATCGGCCTCAACGTCGCTATATATTCCATATTCATAAGCATTAATTAATTTTAATACAGCCCTGTCTATCCCTCTCTTCTCGGCCATTGCCCCATAATATTTAGATGTGCAATTATCGTTTGATGCCTCGCCAACTGTTATTATTCGCTTGCTTCCCTTTTTACATGTTACTAAAAACCTGCTAGATGTTTCTGTTTGGTATAAAGACTCAATACTTACTAGCTCTATAGCTTCTATTGCCATAATCTTTTCAACAGCATTATGAGATATAATCCAGCTTCCGTGACAATTCCAAACATCTTTTTCTCTATCTAGGTTATATTTTAATCCAAGCTCTTTAATATCCATTATCCACACATCCTTTCAGCTAGTTGTTCTGACTTAACCTTACCTTTAAGTTTAATTAAATCATCTATCTTTTCGTCTATCTTTTCTTTTTCTTGCTCTAGTGCCTCTATGCACATATCAAGCCATTTTAACTCTGTTTCGTAATTCATTAGTTGCCCTCCAAATAATCTCTTATCTCTTCATCATATTCATCTTTTAATGATTCTCTAAAAGAATAATCTTGCAACTTAATGTCTAGCCAGTCATTTAATTGTTCATCTGTAATGTCTTTTTCCCAGCATTGCTTAGTATCTTCATATTCTTTTACCATGATGTTACCTCCGCATTAAAATGTACGTCACCTTCATAAAATACTTTTGTTGATCCAATTTCCTGGAATCCAAAGTATTCTGCTAGCTTGTCCCATATCGTTACTTCTTGTCTTAGTGAAATTTTCATCTTGCTTAACCTCCTTGATTTATTTTCCTCTGCTGAGGATTACTAACTTTAACACAAACACTGTAATCGTGTCAAGTCTTTTTTATTGCATTGTATTCTTTAAAATCTTTAATCTACGTGCTGTATTTTTGGCTCTTTCAATATACCCCTTTTTTATAAGGGTTTTAATTCTGTCCGATATAGCGTTTAAGCTAACTTCAAAATGATCTGCCATTTCTCTATAGCTTGGTTGGTAGTCATTCTCCCTGCTAAATGTAATTATGTATCTTAATGTTTCTGCTTGTTTGTCTGATAATTTATTCATACTGTTATTGTATCAAGTGTTTGATTTATTTGCAAGCTTTTTATATTCTTTTCTTAGCCTAGCTATTGTTTGCTTGTTTGCGTAGTCGGTAGAAGCTATTGGTGTTTCATGTAGTTTTTCAAATATCCAGTTTTTTTCATCAGGCGGTATTGCGTCTTTGTTTTTCTTTTTCTTAGCTCTCCACTTTTTATTGCTCTCTACTTGTCGTGCTAAGTGTGCTTTGTATTTATCTGATTGCTTCATCCCAACTCCCCTAATTCTTTTTTTAATATTTTCCAGCCTTCCCGTAGCTTTTGTTTCTCTTCATCTGCCATAGGAAATAATTTAGCTAGCGTCTCTATGTGGTTCATTCTCTTTTGTATCTCTATCTTCTTTCTCTCTATAGCATTCTTTCTTTCTATATCTTCCATATTAGAAAACTCAAACCCTATTTGTCTAAGAGAAGATTTAATGCGTCCCATTAGTCTAGTATCCAATCAAAACAGTTTATTTCATTTGGACCTGCGCTCATTTCTTCTAGACTCTTTTCTATAAGTTGTTGGATTATTTTTAAGGCTCTAATTGATATTCGATAACTTGGAATTTCTTTTTCTATATATGATTGCAATTCTTCAATTTTGTCTTTTTTCTTTTCCCATTTAGAGCAATAATCTTTTGATGTGTACCAATTATCCCATTTAACACCAGATTGCTTAGTATTACAGTTTACATTCTTGCAATTGTCGCAACACTTATCCATCTTACACCTCTTCTTTCCTTAATTGTTTAGCCATCCTGGTTATTTTATTGTCAGTTCTATTATATCCACATTCACTGCAAACATTATATTTTTTATCAAAAGTTGCGCCAAAATCTAATATGATCTTTTTGCAGTTTGGACAAGTCCATTGAGTATTAATCATCTTCTTTCCTTATATAGTTATCTTGGATGTATTTTAGCCACCAACCAAGCTCGCTAAATAAATAAAAATCTTTAGGAAACGCAACTTTATAATCAGACACAATTTTGTTTTGTTCTTCTTTATTCATCTTATTATCTCCTTTTATATATACCGTTATTAAAACGGACAAAGATCTGCTGTTCTTTGGATAAGTTTTTTAGCGCCAAATCTTTTAAGGTATTCATATATCTTTTTTTCTTTATCCATTAGCTTTATATCTGCTTCATACTTTAATGGGTGCATATTATATCTTGGCAAGTTTTGATTATCGCCAGCTTTGCACTTACAAGCATAAGCGTATTCGTTTGTATCTTTTGTAACAGTAACAACACCATAGCCACCACATAGTTTACAGTCCGTTATTTGGTTGGCTCTCAATTCTCCTGTTCTATATTTGCCATCCCTTATTTCTCTATAGACATTTTTAATTTCCCTTATTGTTGGAAAATATTTGTTTGTCTCTATTATCTTGTCGATCATCTCTTTAAATATTCCCTGATTAGAACACATATCGCCAATAGCATCTAAATATTCTAGCCTTTGTTCTTCGTTAGTATTCTTTTTAAAAAAAGATGATAACCTATCTATCCCTTTGTTTATCCATGCACTATGATAATTTTGCATTAGCTCGCTCCTTTCTTCTTTCCTCTAGCTTTTTATTAAGTCTATCCATATCATAACTACCATCGTTTTTATCTTGATAGCCTGACTCCTTCCATTTTTTTAAAATACCTTCAATATACCTTAAACTTCTAGCGTTAGAATCAATAGCTATTTTGCAAGCATTTATAAACCACTCTTCTGAATAAGTTTTTAACATATCCTTTATTCTCTCTGCTTCGTGTGAACTAATACTTAAATTTATATTATTTTGATAAAAGTCAAAACCACCACCACTATTAGTAGTTGTCTTTATCTCTTTTCTATTATCTATTATCTTTTGTCTATTATCTATTATCGGCTTTTTTGGGTTGCCTTGGGTTTCCAAATAACCCACTGGGTTTTCTGGGTTATTCTTTGGCCTGCCACCTTTCAGCCCATTTATTCTATTTCTCTCACAAATAGCATTATATTTGTCGTTGTCTCTATCAAATTGGCGTTTCATAAATGAAAATACAAGATCAACAGAATGAGACAGATCTTTTGTCTCACCTGTTATTGAATAGTCAAACATAGCTGTTAGTAGCTCTGCCTGTTCTTCTATTGTTAGTTTTTGGATAGTTTGGTAATTATCTTTGTATAATAAAAACCCTTTTTTTTCTTTGTGCATATTTCCCTCCCTTTGTCCTTGGAGGGGCAGTAAGGACAAACAAACCACCCCTCGAGATTGCTCAATTAAGTTCTTAATCGAACACCTATATAGTATACTAAATGAGTTTAAATGTCAAACAGAAATTATGCTAATATCGCAACCCTGCATATCCTTTTTTACATATTCCTTAGTTACTTCTAGTTCAAATATTTGGGAGTCATCTAAGTAACAAATACCATTTAGCGCATCTAATACAAACTTTAAAGAACTGTCTATATCTGTCCCTTTTCTTGGGTATCGCATGTTTATACTCATTTTTACTTTGGACGTCTTACAGGGCAACCTCTGCTCTCTAAGGGCTATATATGCGTGGTCGTGTAGATATTTTTTAGCTTCTCTGTACTTTTTAGAGAGGTGGTAGCTTCTCCCTACAAACTTCTGGTTGATGCTACAAAGTGGGCCATAGTATTTTATATCCATCCGTAACCTTCATTTATAAACTGTTGATAATGCTCTGGAGATAGTAAGTTTTTCCAAAACCTCATACATTTAAGCTTTATTTCTCTAGGTACTGATTGTGAATCGTGCCAATTCTTAGCGTGACTAAATTGCACTCCATGATCTGCACAAGACATTGGTAAAACCAATGACAACGCTTCTTCTTTCTGGCCTTTAACATAATGGTGTATTTCTCCTACCCATTGGTCTAAATATAGTTTAATAATAAACCAATGTTTCTTTTTGAATTTCTTTTTCTTTTCTGGTAATTCTATTTGTATCATGTTATTTAAAGTGGCGGATAGTTTAAATGGGGGGCTACCCGCCAAGGGCAAAAAAGAGTGATGTTAGATCACTGTTGCTATTATAATTAATAAGTATCCTGTTTTCAAGTAAAAATTTTCTCTCTTAACTTCTTTCATTTGGTTTGAGCGATACTCTTCTTTAACCTCATAGGTTATCTGAGCTTTATATGTGTCGAGCTGCATTTCATACAGTTCATTTAAGTCTTTTGCTGAGATTTCTTGCCCTACGCATACGCTCGTCAAGATCAGCGTGCTTAAAAGAATTGCGAAGTATCTTTTGAATTTTTTCACTGTCATCCCTCCCAAATAAAAGATTCCATATGTTCATTATTATTTTAATCACTTATTCCCCTTTGTGGGCTACACTGAGGATGGTAGCCCTTTTTGGTTTTAGTCTTTTGGCTCGACCAGCCCAGCGACCAACTGCCTAAAATTGTAAATATATTATATCATATATATCAATACCAATATAATCCATATAGGCCATGCTCTTAATAATTGGTGGCCATTATCCCATAAATACCATTTATCTTCGTCTTCATTAGCAAATAATACAGAAGTTAACTGAACTCCATATATTGCCATTGCATGAAACACTATGTTTTGAAAAGGGAAAAAGAATAGCTTTGATGTAACCATACCAAACAATGTTAGGCCAATAACTAATGACGCAAGTTCGCTTGCCGTTTGATGCTCGCTTCCGTTCCTATACATGCCCCATAAAAAGTGAGTAAGACTAAAGAATAGAGCAGAGTATATAGTTGCTAATTGAACAGATAATCCAAGTTTAATTATTAAAAGTAAATACATAATTAAATATCTAAATATAAACTCTTCTATTAATGCTGTTGGAATAGCTATTTTAAATATATCTAAAAACGCATCTGTCCACCATATTTTAGGCTTAATATATGTTATTCCAAACATGCTCATTATTAACGCATATCCAAGTATTATAAGAAATATCTGCCAGCTAATCATATTAATCTCCTTTTATTACATTAGCAATCTTTTCGCTTGCTGTTCCACCAACAAATACACCAAAAGCACCTAGCCAAACCATTTGATCTACTTTGCCTAAAAACAACAAAACAGTAGCTAGTATAAAGCCTTTAACCTTTCTGTTCTTTGTTGGATCTAATATGTTTTTATAAAAATTCATTATTGCACCCACTTCCTGTTTTGATAGAATCTTACAATTGGTATCTCTGGCACGTCCTTGCAATCAACATGCAGCCAATTCTCTCTTAAATTAATAGCACATCTTGTCCATTTATATTTAAGAATGTTATATAACAACCATGATGCTACTTTTATTATATGTACGTTATTAACAGATATATCTATTGCTTTGCCATAAATATGTTGAGAATTTTCTGCACCACCTATTTTTTTATTATAATCAGGCGTTCTATAACCAGAATGTATATTTACATTGCCAAACTTATTATCGATAGCTCTAACTAATGTTTGGATGTCATGTACACATCCTTCTAGTTTATGTTCGTTCTCTATCATAGATTATCTCCTTTTTCTTTTTGTTCTACCTCTTCTAGCTCTGGATGTTTGTTTGCTTTTTGACCCCTTCTGTCCTGCTATATAAGGAGATAAGCCTGCAACTTGCTTTAATCCCTCTTCTAATTTACCATCAGATATTTTTTCAACACCTTGTTCTATATCAACAAGGGCCTTTATAGGTAGCCCAGTCATCTTTCCAGTTACATCGGCTGCCTTTCTTGCAGCCCTTAAATTATCTTCACTTGTTTTATTTTCTTTTTTTGCAATACCAATAAGGTCACCAAGATCTTTAAATACAGATAATATAGTAGGTTGCATGCCAAAAGATCTAAGTTTTAACATCTTTCGCAAAACATAATCAATGCCATCTCCTAACATAAATAACCCATTAAGAGATCCTAATATTGCCGCTCGTTTCTGTTCGTCTTTATCCCACACAAAACCATTAGACACCCATTGAAATAATGTAGGTAATACAACATGATAAATAACTAATGTTTTGGCGTGTTGTGTTAGACTTCCACGTTGAGTTAATATACCCCTCACCGCCTGTAGCTCTTTACGTAAATATTGGTTTGGAGAAGATCTAAATGTAGTGGCTGCTTTAGCCAACGATCCACCACGTTGCCAGTAAGATTGTTCTGAAATATCACCAGATTGCTGAGTTGACTCTGTAACGCTTTCAAACTTTTTAATAGCTTCTTTATGACTGAACCCTTTATTTTTATAATATTTATATACAGCATAACCACCAGCTACAATAGCACCCTGGTCACCAAGCTGAACATTTAACATTGCCTTATCTTGTAAGCTTTTACCTTTTCTAAACTTATCATATTTTTGTGACTTAGCTAATTGAGCTAAATCTCTTTCTTGATATTTTCCTCTATTTTGAAGCAATACAGATGATTCGTATAACATCTTAGTGTTTTTAATCGGATTTTCCCAAAACTCAACAGAACCTTTAATCCATGCTGTAACAGGAATGGCGTCTGCATAAGCTGGCGCAGACGTTAACTAATTAACACCAATAAAGGTTTTTAATGGTAATACCGATCTTGCAACATTCATTCTTAACTTGTCAATAATTCCTAGCGTGTTTGCGTTTTGTGGCCCATTAGAGGTAAAGTCATTTATAAAGCCATTTAAAATAGAAAGCAGTCTTTTATCGTGATTAATAGCTACTGCGTCCATAAACTTTGCGTTACCATATACTGATTTAAGATCACGAATCTTATGCGCCCATGCTTTAAAATGTTCCATCTCTGTTATGTGTTGTTCTAAAACAGCAATATCATTTTGTCTCTGTATCTTTTTGGTGTTTAATACCCTTGCTTTTGTTGAGCCAGGGGCCACCGATCTTTGTAGTGCTATTTCTTGTAAAAACTCATTTCCTTGCATATCTTCTTTCCCAATACCTTCTCTTCTTATTGGAGAGTAAAATTCATTCTTTGGAAGATCGACACCGTATATATCTCTATACACTTCATTTATACTATTGTAATATTCTTGATAAAAGTCTAATTGGGCATCAGCAAACGCTTTGTCTTGTGGTGTTAAGAATTTGTTAATAGCTTCTTTGATCTCTTCTGTATATCCCATATTGCTAAAAGACTCATCTAGCGTAGCGTCTTTAAATTCCATATAAAGCTTTCTTGCCTCTGCTTTATTAATAGTTAAGTTTACTTCATTGCCATTTCTTAACCTGAACTTTCCAAGTGATACATCTTTCATATCATTATTAAATTTATCCATCATCTGACTATCGTTTTTAAGGTTAAGCGCATCAAAGGCCATGTCTCTAACTTTATTCATGTTGTCTTTAACGCCTTTTTTCTCTACGTTCTTTTCATCTAACACGTCGCCAAACTTATTTAATGCACTTTCGCCTGGCTTAGATGTTTTATCTAATGATGATAACATATCTAAAATATCTTTATAGCCAACAATGGTTTTGCCCATACCCCTCATTGCAACAGAGGCTTTTTCTCTTATTGTCTTTGGCTCATATTCTTTAATGCTTCTAAAAGCATAGTCACCAGGAAGGTTTTTTCCACCAGTAACAACCTTAATGGCATCCTCTAACTTTTCTTCAATGGCGGCTTTTCTAATATGTTTTTTAAGTTCGTTAGCAATAATACCTTTTTGTTTCATCTCTTTAATATAAGCAAGACCATTCTCTAGGTTTTCAACTGTTTGCTCGTCTAATCCGCCATATATAGAAAGTATTTTATTTTGCAACGCAATATCGTCTGGCGGTATTTGATCTGTGTATTTCTCCATATTTTCAGCGATTTTGTTCTGTGCTTGCTCTTGTGTTAAATTAGTAGCTTCTCTAGCTGAGTTAAGCATACTTTGTATTTCTGGTGTATACTTCCCAACAATCTTACCAGCTTGTTTTTTTGTTTTTGTTTTCTTTAATTCTTTTTTAATGTCAGCCTTTAATGTTATAATCTGTGACTGAGCTCCTAATCTGTCTATATATGTAATTAGTTTAGCCCTATCCAATAGTGTTTTAAGATTCTTTATTCTTGCTAGTAATTTACCACGCTCTTTAAGTGGTAACTTTTTAGCATATTCAATGGCTTCTTTTTTAAACTCTTGTGTGTTAGATTGTTTTTCTTTTAATCTAGCAACAACCTTACTGCGTTCATCTTGTCTAATCTTGACTTCTTTTTTCTTAAACTCTTTCTCTTTTTCTTTAACTTCCCTTTTGGCTTTCTCTGCCTCTGATAAAGCTTTAGCTTCTACGTATTTACCAATCTCAACCTCTGCTTTTAGTTTAGCTTTTTCTTTAGTAAGCTTTTTAGCTTCTTGTTTAGTCTTAACTAGCTCACGTTTACGCATCTCTTCTTTAGTTGGAGTATAAGTAGTTAAGGCATTGTATTCTTTTGTGCCAAGTGCTTCTTTTGTTCCTTTAGATATAGTTTTCCAATCAATATCAGGCGGTATCTCCATGCCACTCTGCACGTCTTTATAGCCCTCTGACAGCCTTTTATTTGCAATCTCTAATACTTCTGCGTAATTCTTATTGCCACGCTTTAGAGAGGCTAATGCTTGCGTCTCATTGGATAATCCTAAGTCTCTAGCCCAAGATGGAAACTCACTTTCGTAAGTCTTTCCTTCTTTATATACGCCACGTCTATAATCTTTTACTTCATCACGCATTGTGTTTAATTCTTTATCAAGACGTTTTCTTACCCAGTCTTTAGCCATTTTCTTTTGTTGTGGTGTTAGCTCTTGGTACTTAACGTTCTGTAACATCTTTGGTACACCAACTCCCCTGCCCTGCTCTAGTGCGTTAAAAAGGCGTTTAGCGTACTTCTGCTTGCCAAATACACTCTTTAGAGCTTGCATGAGCTGGTCAAAAAGTTTTCTAACTTTACCAGTAACAGAGTCCCTTTTGTTTTTATACTTAGCAAATTCTTCTGCTAAATATTCATCCTCTGTCATTCCCATTTTTTTTGCAGCTTCCTTAACTTCAATTGCT